CTCTACAGCCTCTCTCGAGGCATAATAGGCTTTTCAGATATTGGGAAATAAGGCATCATACGCTTACAGCCCAGCTTCCGCTATCCCAGTCCCGCCGCCCTTCCCACCCCGCCAAGACTGGGTCTGCTCCAGCTGGGCCTACAGGCTATGATGTTGACGTTGAGGTTAGTTGGCACTTTGGTTCGCTTCGCTCACAGGGGAACCGAGGACTGCCGTCCTCGGGCTCTCGCTAAATAGGGCAGTCTGCCTGCCAATCTCCACCGCCACCACCCCTCACGCTCTTGCGTTCTATTATCAGCGATTGTTGTTTGTTTTTGTTTTTTTTGTATGCAGGAGACCAGCCACAAAATTTTTAAAAAAATTTACCATTACAAAATAGCACAACAAAATATATAAACTCTGCTCACTTCTAATTTACATGATTTCAATAAGACAACCACTGCTCCCGACTCCACCAAGAAAATGTTTATTATTCTATGAACAAGTTAGAAAAGAAATTGAAGAATTTGAGAAAACTCATAAATCTAAAAAGGTAATAGAATTTGAGAATTAGTGAGTTCATAAATACGCATACGTATTGAGTGTGTGTTGTTGATTAATTGACAAGCCATAGCATCCAGCAAGCAGGCAAAAGACAGCTGCTCTGGAAGTCAGCCACTATAATGCCTTTTTGGCATAGTCAGAGAGCCGCCGACTTCTATCATTCTACACATAGCCAGTGCAAGCAGGCTTAGAATTATTTATACTAATAGAAAGATTTATATAGTAACACACACACACAATTATATGAATAAAAGAATAATTTTAAGTGAGAAAATATTTAATTCAATTTTAAAGGCTTCTAACGAGGGAGTTCCAGTTGATAAAGAAAAGTTAGTTGCTCTTGTGATGGTTAATGAGGGCATGGCCCGACGGACAACTCTGGGATACATCAATGCTCTTATCATTTCTGGGAAAGTTAAAGAATTAGAGGATGGCTTATGGATAACAAAGAGAAATATAGCTGGATGATTACAGAATTTATAAATGAAGTTGAGAGAATGATTCAACTAATTAGAAAACAGGGGATTAAACTTAGAAATGAAACTGGACAAATGGCAGGAACAAGTTCTGGCGGCTGAGGGGAATATTTGCCTCTGTTCTGGCAGGCAAGTAGGAAAAAGCACTGTTATTTCTATGAAAGCAGGGATTAATGCTGTAAAATCAAAGAAGTCCATTATGATTATTGCTTCTGTTGAGAGGCAGGCTTTATTGCTTTTTGAAAAGGTTTTGTCTTACATTTACATTAATCATCGGAAAATGATATGCAAAGGAAAGAACAGACCTACCAAGCACGAGTTAAGGCTTACAAATGGCTCGATTATCCGCTGTTTGCCGACTGGAGACTCGGGTTATGGCATTAGAGGCTATACTATTGATGAACTTTATGCAGATGAGGCGCACTTTATCCCTGAAGATGTTTGGGCGGCTGTTACTCCAATGCTGGCTACTACTGGCGGGGCTATTATCCTGCTTTCGACTCCTTTTGGCACTGCTGGCTATTTTCACAGGTGTTTTCATGATCCTAAATTTAAAAGTTTTCATGTGAATACTGAGGAAGTTGCGCAGGGCAGGCCAGACCCGCAGAGAACAATGATGCTGGAATTTCTAAAGGATGAGAAAGCAAGGATGACTAAGTTACAATATCAACAGGAATACCTGGGTTTATTTGTTGGCGGAATTATGAAGTTCTTTCCTGATGAGTTAATTGCTGGAACTTGTGTCCTGGAACAGGGAAACAAAAAGGGAGATAGGTTTTTAGGAGTTGATATTGGAAGAATGGGTGGGGATGAGACTGTCCTGGTTTCTGTCAGCAGGAATAATGGAGTGCTGAGTCAGTTTGATATGGAAATCCCTGAGGGGCAGAAGTTGACAGATACAACTCGACTAATCCTTCATAAAGATTTGCAGTTTGATTATAAGAAAATCTATATTGACGATGGCGGCTTGGGTGTCGGAGTTTATGACCCTTTATTTGAGCACGACCAGACTAAGAGGAAAGTTATTGCGATTAATAATGCTAAGAGGGGGCTGGATAAGCTGAAAGGTGCCAAGTCTCCCAGGAAGAAAGTTTTGTTAAAAGAAGATTTGTATAATAATTTAAAAAACTTAATGGAGAATGGGAAGATAAGTTTATTTGATGACCCGAGGATAAGGCAGAGTCTGCGTTCAATTCAGTATGAGAATGACGATGCTGGTTTAAAAATCTATGGAAATTACTCGCATATCACTGAGGCTTTGATTAGGGCGGCATGGTGTGTAAAAGACAAAAGTTTAAATATTATGTCTGCTGTGTTTTAGCATGGGAACTATGTGCATTTCAGGCGCAACTCTTGCAAAGGCAGGCGCAAATTACAGCGCTGACTTGCTTACTGGCTGGACTGCCACATCTGAATTTGAGAATTGGATCCTGCAGGCAGAGGGTTTTATCAATACAGCAACGAGGTTTAACTGGACTGATGTTTATGCGGCGACACTGGACGTGGATGTCAAGTATGTTCTTAATCAGGCAGCGTCGGACTTGAGTGCAATTTTTGCAATTCAGTATGATATGTCTGGCTATACTTCAAGGAATGAAGCAGAGAGCATGATTAATATTTTGCGTGATGATTTCCTGAGATGCATCTCAATTCTAAGAGATAAAAAGCAGCAGGACTTTATCAATGGTGCATGATTTTAAGCGTTATCCCGAGCTGACAAATTCCCAATTACAATTCTATTATTTCGACAGCCCTCATAAGCAGATTACCGAGGACTTTCGTGCTCGTGTTGTGAAAGTCACAGATGGCGATACAATCAGAGTTGAATGTGATTTCAGGGATTTTTCTTTTCCTGTTAGATTTGCAGCTTTGGCTGCCCCTGAACTGGATGAGTTTGGCGGGCTGGAAAGCCAGAGGTGGCTGCATAGTCAGATCATGGGAAAGGATGTGGATATAATTTTATCAAAGAAGAGAGTGGAGAAGTGGGGGAGATTGCTGGCTGATGTGATTTGCTTTGGGATGAATATGAGCGAGGCAAGTGCTGCAGCTGGACACGGGATTGAATGGAGCCAGAGGGGGCATGATATATGGTCTTGAATTTTGGATTGCCTCAGTCTCAGGGCAGGAACATTGCAAGTTATGACTGGACTGATTTGGCAGAGGGAACTGGGGCAGTTGTGTATTATGGAGCTAAGATTTCAGGCAGTTATATCCTGAGGGCAAATGCGATTTACAGCGACCAGGTTGCAACTACATCTGTGCAGATTGACGACGAAACTGATTTTACACAAACCCATGATATTGATTTTGATTTGGAATTTAATTTATCAAAAGATATAAGCGGGAAAGGAATTGTCATGGTTCCGATTGGCAGGAAAGTTCTGACTGATAAATCTTTTGAGCAGTTTGTCGTCGTGAGATTTAGAAAAGTTGATGCAACTGGAGAGCATGAACTGGCTCTTGAACAGAGCAGAACTCTCGGGAATAATGATTTTAAGATTACCTCACTGGGAATCGCAACTAGTTATGTAACTGTTGCTGTTGATATCCCAAAGACACATTTTAAAAAGGGGGAAAACCTGAGAATAACAGTGGAGCACTGGGGCAGGTGCCTTACAGGGGACGGAAATTCCTACCAGGGCTTCGGACACGACCCTGCCAACAGGATTGATTATCAGACAAACGCGATAATATCAGGAGCTAATTCAGTGTTGACTGCTTATGTTCCTTACCTAATCGGAGAATAAAATGCCAGAAACAAATATTTCAAGCGCAGTTGCAAGTGATTTAACTACTGCTGTAACTGACTATTCTGTTGATAGTCAGCAGTTGGATGTAGCAGGAGACCAGCAGGAAACAACCTGGAATAATAATAAATGGAGCCAGCAATTAGGCTACTACAAGGCGATTGCAGAACTGGGAATTTCTATTGATGCCAAGGCTACATGGACTGTGGGAAAGGGATTTACTGCAGACCCTGAAACTACTTTTATCCTGCAATCCATGAAGGGCTGGGGAAAGGAAACCTTTAACACAATTCTTGAGAACCTAATTAGAACTTATCATATTGGCGGGGATGCCTTTGCGGAAATCGTGAGAGATAAAGATGGAAACTTGCTCAATCTGAAAATCCTTAATCCTGGGAGCATGGTAATTGTTGCAAGTAAGCACGGGAAAATAAAGAGATATGAGCAAATCACAAAGATAAAGGGAGCAGGACCTGTGAAGTTCAAGCCTGAGGATGTATTCCATTTATCCAGGAATAGAGTTGCAGATGAAATTCATGGTGTGAGTTTGATTGACAGATTAGAGGGCATTATTTTGATGCGTAATGAAGCAATGGCAGACATGAAGGAAGTCTTTCATAGATTTGTAAAGCCCAAATTTATCTTTCATTTAGATACAGATGACCCAACTAAGATTGCAGCATTCAAGGCAAAGAATGATGCAGCTACAGGTGCAGGGGAAAACATGTATGTTCCTAAGGATGCAGTGGTGCCTGAATTAATTGCAGTTGCTCCTAATTCAACTCTTAATCCTCTGCCGTGGATTGATAACCTTAACAAGTATTTCTTTCAGGCTGTGGGTGTTCCTCAGTTTATCGTCGGTGGGGGGACTGGATTTACAGAAGCCAGTGAGAAGATCGCCTATTTAGCATGGCAGCAGACTATAGAGGAAGAACAGCTTTATATCGAGGAGCAGACTGGAATGCAGTTAGGAATTGCGATTGAGTTGGAGTTCCCTGCTTCGCTGGAGAATGAACTGCTTAGTGATAATGAAAAAGATGGACCTCAGAATATAGATAAAAGTGAGATGACAGCAAAATGACAAAACAAAAAGTGGACTGGAAGGTGTTAACTGCGGTGGTTGTTGTGCTTGGAGCAATCCAAATTGGCGCAATGGCTTACGGAATTAACGGGACTTTTCGAGCAATGATTGTCGGGCTTATTGCCCTGATTGCTGGTATAGTCATTCCAAAAGAAAAAATAACAGGATAAAATGGCAAGCGCAACAAAGAAAAGCAAAGATGTAGAGTGGCAGCGAAAGCGCCAGGACATTCTGCAGGAAAGAGAAAAGACAAGAGCAGAGATAGATTTGAGCAGGAAGAACGCAACTGCTGAGGTGCCTGTTCCTGTGCCTGCACCTGAAACAAAGGAACCAGGGAAACTCACAAAGGTTATAGCAGGTGCTGGGAAAGTCCTGGGAGCAGGAATGGATGTATTGCAAGGCAAGGATGTCGGGGGAATAAAAACAGGTCTGGGAGAAAGGAAAGATGTGTTTGCAGGAACTGTGCCTCTTGGACCCTCAGGCAGTCCTATGGAAGTTACAAAACTTATCAAGGCAGGAGTCATCGCACCAGGGAACAGCCTGGAAGCATTGGCAGGTGCAAAGGTATTCGGAGCTCTTGACAAGGCAAAAAACTTTATCGTGAATGCTGCGAAAACAAAAGCAGGAATTACAGCAATCACAGGAACTGCTGCGTTTTCAGGAGTTATGACTTGGATGGCATCAGATAACATAATCTCTGCTATGAATATATTTACAAGAGATATCGCCGCTAATGTGAAGTTTGGAAGTATGACCCCAGAAGATGGAATAGCAAAACTAAATGAAGCTCAGGGTTTTGTCGACGGAGCAAGAAGTTTCATAAATATAAACACAATGGTAAATCCTCTCTTATGGCCTTTCAGGGGAATAATAATGTCAAATGTAGACGCTGCTCAGTTTGTAATTGATACCAAGAGAACAGAAATGGGCGGAACTCCTGTTGTTCCTATTGAGCAGTAAGCAAGATTTATAAACTTCAACTATATTTAATTCTATGGAAGAAACTGAAGAACAGGTTGATACACCTGACGAAGAAGAAGCCTCTGATGAGGCTTCCACTAAACCAAAACAACCAGCTTTAATCAGCGAGGCTAATGCTGCTGCTGAGAGATTGGAAGCAGCAAATAAATCCATGGCTGAACTATTGACAAAGCAGGAAGAAATCCTTGCCGAGGGCAGACTGCAGGGCAAGGCTCTGGCAGGACAAGTTCCGCAGAAGACAGAGAAGACTCCTGAGGAAGTTGCCGAAGCCTGCTTAAATGGGGAGTTCAATCCGTTTGCAGATGAGAGAGAGAAATAAACTCATGCTGGTTGCTGCGTGCTTTTTAATCATTGGAATGCTGATTGGGTATGGAGCAGGAATAAAGGCAGGAATTACATGGGCTGTAAAAATCGGATTAAATTTCGTAGATATCGACGTGGATGTGGACATGCTCACAGACGCAATATTCAGATACAAAAATCAAATAGGAGACTGTTATGCACCTTTATTTAATAACTCGGGGAATTAA